CAAGCAAACTGTCAGCAAAGTACTGGTCCCACAAAGTCAAGTGGTAGGATAGATATAAAGGTTTAAGATATGGCAGTGTCAGAAAAAAGAATGACGTTTAATAGAGAGTTTAGGGAAGCAAGAAAAGCTTTTGAAGATAATCCTACCGAAAAAAACTACACTTTTACTAGTAAAGTTGATGGTGGTAAAAAGACTGTATTAAAAAAAGGTGAGACTAAACAAGGTCTTATGAAGAAGTTTAAATCAAAATCAAAATCTGCAACTCCTACTAAGACTACTGATAGTACACCGGGTTTTTTAAAACGTAAAGCAACAGGTAAAAGAATAGTAAAAAATACTAAACTTGCTGATGTAACTAAAGAAGAATTAAATGCTTGGAAAGAAAAAAATAAAGGGCTTTACAAAGGTAAAGCTTTAACAGCATATTTAAATGCTAAAGGTAAAAATCTTTCAAAACCTAAAACAACTAGAATGAAACCTATTGTTGACCCTGCTGGTCAAAATGTAGGTAAAGATTATTATACCTTTCCAGAAGATATTTCTAGTTATTCAAGAAAAGAAATGCTTGAAATTATTGATAAAGGTAAAACATCTAGACGTGGTATTGGTGCAAGTACTTTTGCTGGAAAAGGTAAAGGCAAAGATAAAAAGTCTAAACCAAAAGTTAAAGCTAAAGTGTCTGCAACTCAAAAACCACCCTCAATAAAAAATTTAGAAGCTTTTAAAGCAGGTACACTTAAGTTAAATCAAAGATTAGCTTTTAGATTAATTAAATCTTTAAAACGTTATAATGAAAAAAACCCAAAAAATAGAGTTACTATACCTAAAAAACTATTAGATTTAGGGGGGATGTAATAAAATGGCAATGTATAAAAAAGGTGGTATGCAACCTACTCCCGGAACTGTTAATACTAACGTATCAGCAAATTATCCAGCTAAAGATTCTGTCATTGTAAGAGAACCTGCAGCTAAGAAAAACGTTATGACGTTTAACTTAGGTGGCATGGTTAAATCACAAACAAACAATCTTAAAAAGAAAATGGGGTTCTCTAAAGGTGGCTCTACGGTAAACAAAGCAGGTAATTACACAAAACCCGGCATGAGAAAACAACAGTTTAGTCGTATTAAAGCTGGCGGTAAAGGTGGATCGCCGGGTCAATGGTCAGCACGTAAAGCACAGATGCTTGCGTCTGCCTATAAAAAAGCAGGTGGAGGTTATAAATCGTAATGGCACTAACAAAACAAAATAAATCTAAAGTTAAAAAAGTTATTAAAGGCTTAAATAAAGCATCTAAATTACATGCTGGTCAAGCTAAAACTTTAAAGGGCATAGCAGGTAATGGCAAAACAAAACGACCCAAAAGTAGGAACGGGTAAAAAACCTAAAGGGTCTGGTCGTAGGCTATACACCGACGAGAATCCAAAAGATACCGTACCAATTAAGTTTGGTACAGTAAAAGAGGCAGAGGCTACAGTTAGAAGAGTAAGAAGATCAGGTAAATCTTTTGCAAGAAAAATACAAATCTTGACAGTTATGGAACAACGTGCTAAAGTTATGGGCAAGAAAGCAGTTGTTGCAGTTGCTAAGAAAGCAAAAGAAAGGTTAAGAAAAGAGAATGCCTCATCTAACAAGTAGCATACCATATTTTAAAGCTTGGGTACGCAGAGAGTACACAAAGAATATGGAAGAATACCACGGAGATTTTTTACACTGTATGGTGATTGGTGTAACTACTCTACCAAATAGAACATTAAGTTTTCAGGTTATCTTTACCGGCTGTGAATCAGACTTTGATGATACTGAAAATGTACATGGCGGTGCTATGTGGGCTAGAATGCCTCTCACTGCATTAGTAGCAGATACACCACTAGAAGACTGGCCTGAAGAATTACCGCCATACCTTGCTCAACCTTGGGACTGTATGTCACATAACCACTCAGTCTATAAGTTAGAACGTGCAAGCCCAGCGCCATGGATTGCTAAAGTTGATGGGGAGTTTTACCCTGCTAAATATTACTTCACAGTAGACTATACAGACAGTGAAGTTGCAGACGATCCTGCACAACACAAACAGTCTCACGTATTAGAGCTGTTAGATGCAGGAGAATACACAGGTAATATTGTTGCGTTACCTAATAACAGAGTGAGGGTAACTCATCCAGCTTGGTTTGAAACAGGTGAAGGTGCGCCTGACTTTAAACCTAATCAGAATGTATTTCATTCTAAACAAGAAACATCTTATGTGTGGGACACAGAAAGAGTTTTTAACAATCTTTATAAAGAGGAATAATACAATGGCAATGAAGAAAAAAGGTTATGCTAAAGGTGGTATGAAGAAAAAAGGTATGGCACGTGGTGGTGCTATGATGAAAAAGAAGGGTTATGCACGTGGCGGTATGCCAATGACCAAAGACCCAAAGACTGGTAAGATGGTTCCTTCTTTTGCTATGGATGGTAAAGGTAAGATGAACAAGGGTGGCATGATGAAGAAAAAAGGTTATGCTAAAGGTGGATCAGTTAAGAAGCCAGCTAAAAAACCTACTATGACTCTTGCTCAAATTCGTGCTGCAGCTAAAGACAAAGGTTATAAATTGGTGAAAATTACCTAATGGCACTAGCAAAAAGCCAAAAGAGTCTAAAGTCTTGGACCAAACAAAAGTGGAGAACTAAAAGTGGCAAGCCCTCTACACAGGGGGCTAAAGCCACTGGTGAAAGATACCTTCCTGCTAAGGCTATTAAATCTCTTAGTGATTCTGAGTATGCTGCTACAACCCGTGCCAAACGAAGAGGCAAGGCTCAGGGCAAGCAGTTTGTGGCTCAACCTAAAAAAGTTGCAAAGAAGGTAAAACAGCATAGGAAAATAACATGATTAGTTACATAAAACGTATATGGTGTGCTTTACTTAATCGTGATTGCCCCTGTCAAAAGTGTGAGTGTGCATGAGAAAACTTACGGAAAAACAACAACTATTTCTTGACGTGTTATTTGAGTCAGCACAGGGTGATCCTGTGAGGGCTAAACGTCTTGCGGGTTATGCTGATACTGTGTCTTCAACAACTATCACTGCAGTATTGCAAGATGAAATAGCTGAACTTACTAAAAAGTTTATTGCCACTGCTGGTAGTAAAGCTGCATACTCAATGATGCAGGTTATGACTAACCCTACTGACCTTGGCAATAAAGAAAAGATGGCTGCAGCTAAAGATTTCTTAGACCGTGCTGGCTTTGTAAAGACAGACAAAGTAGAAATCAAAGCTGAAAACCCCGTATTTATTTTACCACCTAAAAACAATGAAGATAAATAAAACTTGGAAGTTACCTAAACCAGAACTGGTTAATGATGAGTACGAATGGCTTTCTGTCGTTAGGGTAGGCAGGATTGTACCATTTGGTTATAGACAAGACCCTGATGATGGTGATATACTACTACCAATCCCAGAGGAACTAGAAGCTTTAGAAGAAGCTAAAAAGTATCTAAAGCAATACAGCTATAGAGATGTAGCTAATTGGTTGAGTGAAAAGTCAGGTAGATACATCTCTCATGTGGGTCTAATGAAAAGAGTTAAACTTGAACGACAACGTAAAGCAGAGGCTTCAACGCAACGCTATTACGCTGAACGCTACAAAGAAGCGGCGGCAAAAGCGGAAACCCTTGAAAGAAACCGTATCGGAGCCAGAGAGTACAACTACTCCCGTAGCTCTGAAGCCACAGCCGATAGAGGTTGAAAAAGCTCAAGAGATAATCTTTCAGCCTAATCCCGGCCCTCAGACAGATTTTCTCTCAGCATCAGAACAGGAGGTACTATACGGTGGAGCGGCTGGTGGTGGTAAGTCTTTTGCTATGTTGGCCGATCCTGTTAGGTATTTTAATAATCCTTTATCTTCTATGTTACTTGTACGAAGAAGCACAGAAGAACTCAGGGAACTTATCTCAGTATCCAAACAACTCTATCCCAAAGCAATCCCCGGTATTAAGTTTATGGAAAGAGATAAAACGTGGGTAGCTCCAAGCGGTGCTACTCTTTGGCTTTCATACTTAGACAGAGATGATGATGTACAAAGATATCAAGGACAAGCTTTTAATTGGATTGGTTTTGACGAACTTACACAATGGCCTAGCCCTTATCCTTGGAACTATATGAGGTCAAGATTACGTACTACTAAAAACAGTGGCTTACAGTTATACCAAAGAGCTACTACTAACCCCGGCGGAGCTGGTCATCAATGGGTTAAAAAAACTTTTGTAGACCCAGCACCTCATAATACTAGCTTTGATGCTACTGACCCTGAGACAGGGGAACGCATTGCTTGGCCCAGAGGTCACTCAAAAGAAGGTGAGCCACTATTTAAACGTAGATTTATTCCTGCTACTCTATTTGATAACCCGTATCTATCTGATGATGGTCTATATGAAGCTAACCTACTATCACTACCAGAACATCAACGTAAGCAACTACTAGAAGGTAACTGGGATGTAAATGAGGGTGCTGCTTTTCCTGAGTGGAACAGACAGATACACGTAGTAGAACCCTTTGATATACCTAGAAGCTGGTCAAAGTTTAGAGCATGTGACTACGGATATGGTTCTTACTCAGGAGTTGTTTGGTTTGCAGTATCTCCTGATGAACAACTTATAGTTTACCGAGAAATGTATTGCTCAAAGGTTATAGCTACTGATCTAGCTGATATGATACTAGAAGCAGAAGACGGAGAGAAAATACGTTACGGAGTACTTGACTCATCTCTCTGGCATAAACGTGGGGATACTGGCCCAAGTCTAGCTGAACAAATGATTATGAGAGGTTGCAGGTGGAGACCTGCTGACAGGTCCAGAGGTTCAAGGGTAGCAGGTAAGAACGAAATACACAGACGATTACAGGTAGATGAATTTACTGAAGAGCCAAGGTTAGTATTCTTTAATACTTGCACTAGTACTATATCACAAATGCCAGCACTACCTTTGGATAAGAACAACCCTGAAGACGTAGACACACACTCAGAAGATCACCTGTATGATGCAATTAGGTATGGGGTTATGACAAGACCACGAAGCAGTTTATTTGACTTTGACCCTGCAACACAAAAATCAGGGTTTCAAGCAAGCGACCCAACGTTTGGTTATTAAGGAAATACTATGGACGAATTTGAAGAAAGCATGGCAATGGACTCTGAAGAGGCGAACTCTTTAGAAGATATAAAAGAAGATACTTATAGTGATCCCCTTGCAGGAAGCATTGTAGGACTTGTACAAAAACATTACAAGAAAGCTTCTGATGCTAGAGAAACAGAAGAGACACGTTGGATACAAGCTTACCGTAACTATCGTGGTCTTTATGGACCTGATGTACAGTTTACTTCCACAGAAAAATCTCAAGTGTTTGTTAAAGTTACTAAAACTAAAGTCCTCGCAGCTTATGGTCAAATTGCCGAAGTACTTTTTGGCAGCAATAAATTTCCAATTACTGTAGATCCTACTAGTTTACCTGAAGGCGTAGAAGAATCTGTACACTTTGAATCTAATGAAAATATAAAAAAAGCTCAAAACCCAAGTACAGAAGAAACTAAATTACTTCCCGGAGAAACTAAAGCTGCTCTTAAAGAACGGCTAGCTGGATTAAAAGATAAACTTGCTCCTGTAGAAGATCAACTTAAAAAAGGTGTGGGTAGTACTCCTACACAAATTACTTTTCATCCTGCTATGGTATCAGCCAAGAAGATGGAAAAGAAAATTCACGACCAGCTTGAAGAATCTAATGCAAATAAACAACTACGTGTAGCTGCTTTTGAGTGTGCTTTGTTTGGCACAGGCGTTATGAAAGGGCCATTTGCTATAGACAAAGAATATGCTAATTGGGATGAGGAAGGTGAATATAGTCCCACTATTAAAACTATCCCTCAAACTTCTAGTGTATCTCTTTGGAACTTTTACCCTGATCCTGATGCTTCTAATATGGATGAAGCTGAGTATGTAGTAGAACGTCATAAGATGTCTCGTAGTCAA